TCGTGGGCGAGTGGCTGGTGCAGTCCGGCACGCTGAAAACGACCATGGAGGTGCTGCGCCTGCTGGTGGCCGGCCTGGGCGATGGGATCGACATCGTGGCCGCCGTCTTCACCAAGGCCGGCGCCATCCTGCTGGACTTCGTGGGCATCTTCAGCGACAGCGCCAAGGCGGCCGCGCAGGCGGCGCACGCAGCGGCTGACGCCACGTTCAAGCGCTTCGGCGAGGGCAAGACCCAGGTGGGCGCCCTCAATGAGGAGTTGCAGCGCAATGCGCAGCGCACGGCGCAGGCCAAGGAGGCGCTGGCTGGTGCGGGCGTCTCGGCGGGCGATATGGCCAACGAGGTCCGCCGCCTGCAAAACCAGACGGCGGGGCAGAGCCAGGCGCTGGTGACGCTGAGGAACAAGAACGCCGAGGCCACCGAGGAGCAGAAGAAGGCGGCCGATGCGGTGCGCAAGGCCACCGAGGCGGGGCGCTCCTACGACGAGAGCCTGTCGAAGCAGATCGGCAGCTTGCAGAGGGCCATCACGGTGGGCCGCGAGCTGACAGAGGCGGAGAAGGAGCAGGAGAAGCTCACCGAGCTGCTGCGCAGCGGCAAGGTCAAGATGACCGAGGCGGAGGTGCTGGGCACCCGCGCCAAGATCGACCACATCGCGCAGCTCAAGGAGCAGATCGCGCAGACCAAGGCCTACGAGAAGTCGGTGAAGGACGCCGAGGACGAGGTCTACAAGGCCCGCGTGCGGGCCGGCGAGGAGGCGCAGAAGCAGGCCGCATCGATCAAGGCGCTGGCCGAAAAGGCCCGCGAGGAAAACACCGCGATGAGCATGACGCGGGAGCAGCTCGATCAGCTTGAGCTTTCCCGCCTGCGCGATCAGCGTGCCACCATGGCCGAGATCGTCGCCCGCGAGGAGCTGCTGGGCTATTGCAGCGCCGAGACCGAGGCGCACAAGGAGACCCTGGCGGCGCTCAACGAGCTGATCGACGCCCGCGAGCAGGGCGTGCACCTGAAGGCGGCCAAGGAGGCCGCCGAGGAGTGGAAGAAGACCAGCGACAGCATCGCCGACGGGCTCACCGATGCCCTGATGCGCGGCTTCGAGTCGGGCAAGAGCCTCTGGCTCACCTTCCGCGACACGCTGACCAACGCCTTCAAAACGATGGTGCTCCAGCCCACCATCAAGGCCATCATGGCGCCGGTGAGCGGGGCGCTGGGCTCGCTGTTCAGCGGCAACGCCATGGCGGGCACGGGCGGGGGCGGCGGCGGCCTGGGCAGCCTGCTGTCGTCCGGCATGAACCTGCTGAACGGCTCAACGATCAGCGGCGGGATCGGCAGCGCGTGGACCAACTTCGCCACCAGCGGCCTGGGGCAGAACCTGGGGCTGTCGTCGTTGCAGAACATCGGCGGCAACATGATCGCCGGGCAGACGGGCATGTCGAGCATGATCGGCTCGGGCCTGGGGATGCTCGGCAACGGCTTCGCCGGCTACGGCATCAGCAGCGCCCTCTCGGGCAACTACAGCGCCGGCTCCTGGGTCAACACGGTGGCCGGCCTTGCCAGCGCCATCCCCGGCATCGGGCCGATCGCTGGCGTGGTGGGCGGGCTGGTGAATCGCGCCTTCGGCCGCAAGCCCAAGGAGATGAAGGACTCGGGCATCGAGGGCGCGATCTCGGGCGGCGATGCGACAGGGCGCCAGTATCAGGACTGGTTCCAGAAGGGCGGCTGGTTCCGCAGCAACAAGAGCGGCACGGACTACTCGGCGCTGAGCGAGGACCTGGGCGCGGCGCTGGACCTGGGCGCCAAGGGCGTGCTGGAGCAGACCAAGGCGTGGGCCGAGGCGCTGCGGCTGCCGGCCGAGTCCCTGGCCAACGTCACCACGCAGTTCAAGGTCAAGCTCACCGAGAACGAGCAGCAGAACCAGCAGGCCATCACGGATCTGCTGGCCTCGTACCAGACCGATCTGAGCGAGCAGTTCCAGCTCATCCTGGAGCCCTTCGAGAAGGCGGGCGAGGGGCTGGCGCAGACGATGCAGCGGCTGGCCACGCTCTCGAACTTCAGCGAGAACATCAACGAGCTGGGCGGCATCTTCAGCAAGATCGCCGGCTCCAGCATCGAGGCCCGCGAGAACATCATCGCGCTGGCCGGCGGGATCGACGAGCTGATGGCCTCGGCGGGCAAGTTTGTGCAGGACTACTACACCCGCGAGGAGCAGGCCGGGCTCCAGGCCAAGACCGTGCTTGAAACGCTGGCCAGCCTCAACATCGACGCCAGCGCCATCGGCAGCCGCGAGGACTTCCGCCGGCTGGTGGAGTCGATCGACGTGACCACCAAGCAGGGCCAGGAGCAGGTGGTGGCGCTGCTGCAAATCGCGCCGCAGTTCGCCACCCTGGCCGACTACGCCAAGGACCAGAACCTCACGCTTGAGGAGATCGCCAAGCAGGCGCCGGTGGTGGACATCCTCGACCAGATGCTGCCCGAGCAGAAGACGACCAACGATGCCATCAGCAGCACCACGGACGCCATCAAGGAGGGCAACCTGACGCTGACGGAGATCGTGGCGGCGGTGAAGGAGGGGAACCTCTCGATCTCCACCGGCTTGCAGGCCATCGCCTCGGCGCAGTCGGCCGCCGCCGCCTCGGCCGCTGCGGCGGTGGCTGCCGCCCAGGCCGCTGCGACAGTCGCTGCAACAGCCGCCGCCAATGTGTCGCTGTTCTCCTCCAGCCCGTCCTACACCGTTGACATTGGAACGCCGTGACGCTCGTAGTAACCGCCGACATCAACGCCTATGACCCGGCGGTGCCAGGCGCCGTCACGCTGCGCTACTCGACGCACGGCTACGTCTCGGGCGCCACGGAGAGCCCGGCGCACACCTACTACGACAACCGAATCATCCAGGCCGGCAACTTCCAGCGCACCATGTTCGAGGATGCGCGGACCTTCGGCAGCACGCGCCTGGGCTTCGGCGAGATTCTGCTGGCCAACTACGACGGCGGGCTCGATGGCCTGCTGAACTACGGCTTCGCCGGGCGCGATGTGGTCATCCGGCTCGCCGATGTGACGCCGGGCGTAGTGCCGGTGTGGACCACGATCATCAGCGGCACGGTGGAGCAGGCCGAGTTCAACTGGGACTCGGTGCGCGTGCTGATCCGCGACAACCAGCTCGATCTGGCCAAGCCGCTCCAGCAGATACGCTACGCGGGCACCAACAGCCTGCCCAACGGCCTGGAGGGCGTGGCCGATCTGAAGAACAAGCCCAAGCCGCTGATTTACGGCCGGGTCTTCAACATCGCGCCGCCCCAGGTGAACACCGACCGGCGCATCTACCAACTGCACGACGGCTCAGCCCTACAGTCGGTCGATGCGGTGTATGACCGTGGGGCGCCGCTGAGCGCCGGCGCGGCCTACAGCTCGCAGGCGGACATGGAGGGCAACATCCCGAGCGCGGGTCAGTACCGGGTGTGGAACAGCGCCGCCGGCTGCTTCTTCCGCCTGGGCTCGGCGCCCTCGGGCACGGTGACGGCAGACGCCACGCAGGGCGCGGCGGCCAGCAATCGCACGGTGGCCCAGCTCTGGAACGCCATCCTGCTGAAGGCCGGCATCACGGCGGGCAGCATCTCCTCGGCCGATGTGACGGCGCTGGATGCGGCGGTGAGCTACGAGGCCGGCGTCTTCGCCAGCCACGATGCGGACGAGAGCGCCATCGAGCTGCTGGATGATCTGTGCAACAGCGTGGGCGCCTGGTACGGCACGGACGCGCTCGGCACCTTCCGCATCGGCCGCGTGGTGCTGCCGAACATTGCCAACAGCGTGGGCACGCTCACGGCGGTGAACGTGGTGAGCATCCAGCGCATCGCGCCTCGGGATGCGGGCGTGGGCATCCCGGTGTGGAAGGTGAAGCTCGGCTTCCAGCGTTACCACGAGGTGCAGGACGATCTGACGGCGAGCGTGGCCGATGCCCGCAAGTCGCAGCTCTCGCAGGAGTACCGGCGCGAGGAGGCCAGCGATGCGACCGTGAAGACGGCGAACCCGCTGAGCCCGGAGATCGAGATCAACACGCAGCTCACCACGCTGGCCGATGCCAGCGCCGAGGCCTCGCGGCGGCTCACGCTCTACAAGACGCGGCGCGACATGTACCGGGTGACGGTGCGCGTGGACCAGTCCCTGGCCTCGGTGCTTGATCTCGGCAAGGTGGTGACGTTACAACTCAACCGCTACGGCATGAGCAGCGGCAAGGCGTTTCTCATCACCGGGATACAGGCGAACATGCGCGAGTACCTGTTCACGCTGACGCTTTGGGGTTGAGATGGCAAACGCATTCCTGGCTTGGAACAATCGGATCGACGGCGCCACGCTGGCGGGCGGGAGCTGGCAGGCCACGCTGCCGCTAGTGAACCTGCAATCGCCGGTGATGCAGAAGGTGGCCCGCAGCTCCAGCACCGCCTCGTCCAGCACGCAGTTCACGATCGACCTGGGTGCGGCGCGGGCCATCGGGGTGGTGGCGCTGCTGGCGCACACGATCAGCGACAGCGGCTATGCGCGGATCACGGGCGCAGAGACGGCGGCCGCATGGACGAATCTGGCGGCAAGCCCCAGCGACTTCACGAACGCCGCCTGGACCAAGAACACCGTCACCGTGACCGCCAACGCCACGGCGGGGCCGGACGGCTCGATCACGGCGGATCGGCTGGCGGCCACGGGCGCGGACTCCTCCGTGATGCAGGGCAGCCTCACAGTCGGCGCCTCCTCTGCCTTCAAGTACGGCATGTGGCTGCGGGCCGATGCGCCGGTGACGCTAAGCCTGAACGTGCAGGGGGCGACCACGGTGAGCCTGCTGCAAAGCACGGTCTGCAACGTCACCACCGAGTGGCAGCTTTTTACCGTGGCCGGATCGACCGGCGCGGGGGACACCGCCATCCGCGTCTACGTCGGCGGCTGGAACAGCTTTTCGACCGGCGAGGCGGTCTACGCCTGGGGCGCTGATGTGGTGGTGGGCAACGGCACGCTGTACGACAGCGGCTGGGATGCGGTGTGGCCCTCTGGCACGCTGCCGCCTGAGCTGCTGAACTGGGAGGACACGAACTTCTGGTTCGCCACGCTCTCGGTGGGCGATCTGGTGGGCCTGCAAAGCCCGTTCGTCCACATTCTGAGCAGCGAGCAGTACCTGCGGCACTGGCGCGTCGAGATCAGCGACACCTTCAACACCGGCAGCTACATCGACATCGGCCGCTGCATCATCGCTCGCGGCTGGCGGCCGGGCGTGAACTACAGCTACGGCGCGGAGATCAACTTCTTCGACATCAGCCCGAGCGTGGTCACGCTCTCGGGCACCAGCTACTTTGACCAGCGGCCCAAGGGCCGCATGTTCCGCTTCAGCATCGATGCGATGAGCAGCACCGAGGCCTACAGCTACGCGCTCGACATGCAGCGCGTGGCCGGCGTCACCAACGAGGTGCTGCTGATCCCGGACAGCGACGACACTGGCAACGTGCCGCTGCGATCATTCGCGGGCCGCCTCACAGCATTGCAGGGCATTGGTGTACCGGACCCCAGCCGCTACACCGGCTCGTTTGAACTCAAGGAGATCATCTGATGGCCTCAGTCACCTTTCCCGTCTCGGTAGGGGGCGACGGCTCCACCGTCAGCGACGACAGCAGCCCGACCACCGGCCTGGGCAACGGCGGGCACCGCACGCGCTTTGTGCCGGCCCTGGCCCAGGTGGTGGCCGTGGCAGGCAATACGGTCACGCAGGCCACCAACGCCGCCGCCAGCGCCTCGGCCGCCTCCACCAGCGCCACGCTGGCGCAGAACGCGCCCGGCACGCAGGCCACCACGACCTCCAGCCTCTCGATCAGCCTGGGCTCGAAGTCGCTCACGCTGGCGCAGACGGGCAAGAACTTCGTGGTCGGCCAGTACGTGCAGATCGTGAGCACGGCCTCGACCGACAACTGGATGGTGGGCGCGATCACCGCCTTCACCTCGGGCACCGGGGCGATGACGGTGAACGTCACGCACATCGGGGGCACCGGCACCATCGCAGCCTGGGCGGTCACACCGGGCCTTCCGCCTAATCTTCCCTCGCAGAGCGGCAACAGCGGGCTTTTCCTCTCCACCAACGGCTCCAACGCCTCGTGGACCAGCCCATTACCGACGCAGGCCGGTAACGCGGGGCGCGTGCTGAAGACCAACGGCACAGCGGCCTCCTGGGATGTGGCGCTCTCCGTGGGTGCCGTCATCACGGGCAACACCACGCTGACGGCCACGGATGCGCCGACGCGGTCGGTGGCGATGACGGGGCTGGCGAACAGCATCACGCTGCCGGTGGCCACCACGCTGCCGAATGGCTGGGAATACATCTTCGACAACAACGGCAGCCGCGAATTCGGCGTGCGCTCCAACGGCGGGCAGCTTCTTGCCACGGTGCAACCGGGCATCACAGCGCGGATCGTTCTGGTGGACAACACCACCTCGGCGGGCACCTGGGGCGCCTATGGCGAGGGCCTGCTCCAGCCGCTGACGATTGCCGATGTGGACTGGGGCAGCAGCTACGGCGGCACGAGCAACAACTGTGAGCCGTGGGTCATCACGCTTTCGACCACGCTCAGCCTGCACTTTCTGATCAACACAGCCGGCTCGCTTTTCGTCTACGCCGTGGACTGCGCCACCTACCCGGCCACTATTGGCACGCCAGTGCAGGTCGCACTCAACACCGAGGTGGCGTGGGGATTGCAAATTTCCGCGACAAAGGCCCTGATTTACTCCGAAAGCGGCGTCGGTTATCACATTACCGTTTCTGGCACCACCTGCACGGTAAGCGCCCTAGGAATGAGCAGCGCAGGCGATAGCAGCAGAAAGCGCTGGCAGGGGTACGACAGCGAGGGGTCTCATGGGCCCTCAGCGGTGCTGATGGGCGCCAGCAATGATCGGGTGCTTTCAGTAGATGTGAACGGTAACGTTTACCTCATCGACATCACGGGCGCAGCGCCGTCCAGTGGACTGGGCTCTGCCAATATCAGGCCAGTGGGCTACACCTCGGCAAGCCCGCCGGCGATTTACATCTATCGGGTGGCAGACACCACCGCCATCGTTTTCATGGTGGCAAACGATGGCGGGGGAAATAACAGATCCTTCGCTCGCCTGGTTAGCTACTCCGGCACCACGGTGACGGCGGGCAATCAAGTAAGCCTCGATACCGGCAACTTAGTAGGCAGCTCACCCTTTCGAGACCTTGGCGTGGCCCAACTGAGCGCCACCAGCTACATCACCGCCGTCTATAACTCAACCTCAGGCCGCATTGAGCTAG